CTTAATACCTAAGGAATTTTTCAACACTCCAGCACCGGTTCTTGATAAGAAAGAAACATTAATTAGATTAAAAGCTGGTGAAGAAATACCAGGAGTAACATTAAAACAAACTGAAAGTTTGAGGATCAGATAAATGGATATACAAGAGGAATTAAGAAAACCATTTGGAGAGAATGAAGTTGAATGGAGAGTTCAAAGCTGTGGTGTATCTAACAATAAACCTTGGGTAATGGTTCTATGCTATGTACAAGCTAGGGCAATACAAAATAGATTAGATTATGTATTTGGATTTGATGGTTGGAAAGTTGAGTATAGAACAGGTTCAAATGATAGCAATATAATATGCAGAATCTCGGTGAAGGACAACCAAGGAGAATGGATATATAAAGAGGATGGAGCGAGTGAAAGTAATGTTGAACCTTTTAAAGGAGGAATAAGTGGAGCTTTAAAAAGGTGTGCTAGTAGTGGATATGGTATAGGAAGATATCTATATAATCTTACAGAAAGTTTCGCAGAATGTTCATTAGAAAAGCCTAAGAATAACACTGGATGGAAAAAAGCTGCTACTAAAGATAAGAAGGTTATCTATTGGAAAGTACCTAAATTGCCTACATGGGCATTACCAAGCTCAATAAGCGATAGAGAAATTAAAGAACTAACAAAATTAGCTTCAACTGTAGGGATTTCAGAAGATATTATAAAACAAGTCATTGAAAAGGACTTTGGAGTTAAAGAAATTAAAGAGCTCTCTAGTGACCAGTACGAACAAGTATATAGGAGGCTTTCTAAAAAATGTGACCTTACAAGTAAAAAATAAGGAGAGGATCATATGTATAAAGAAGAGATAGACCTCAGAGCTGATGATGGTAAGGTAATATCTATCAAAGATGGCGGTGGCCATATAGAAATATTTATTGAAGATGGAGATATTGAAAAATTAATTAAGTTTAGTTATAGCCAATGGAATGATTTAACTAACTCTATAGATAGGCAATGGGGTTTAAAAACCTTTGAAAATATAAGTGACAAGTAGGTGAAGTAATGGCAGAAGGATGGATAAAGCTCCATAGAGCAATACGTAAAAACTGGATATGGGAAGATGCTCAAAAATTAAAATGGTGGTTAGATATCCTTCTTCAGGCTAACCACCAGGAGAGGAAAATTCTTATCGGAAATGAGCTTATTTTAGTTGAAAGAGGGAGTTTTCACACTTCAATAATTAAGTTGTCAGAGCGTTGGAAAGTGGACAGAAAAACGGTCAAAAGATTTCTTGAATTATTACAAAATGATAACATGATTTCTTTAAAAACTTCAAAAAAGGGGACAACGATTAAAGTGAGTAATTATAAGGATTTTCAAGCAATTTCAGATGACAAAAAGGACAACGGAGAGGACAACAAAGTCCCAACACATGCCCCAACGGTAGGGACAACAGAAGGGACAACACCCTCCCCAGATAAGTCCCAGATAAGTCCCAATAAGAGGGACACAAACAAGAATGATAAAGAATTATATAATAATGAGGAAGAAGGAAAAGAAGGGGAAGAAGGGAAAGAAAACACTCCTTCACTCCCACCTCTATCCTTTCCTACTCCGTATCACTCAAAGATATTTAATCAGTGGTCAGAGAATACCTATAGAACATGGTTCATGCATACAGAGATAGAGCATAAGGAAAATGAAATAGTTATGTTAGTTCAAACAGAGCTTGTTAAAGAAGTCGTTAATAAGAAGTTTAAGAAGTACCTGGATATATTACTAGGGAAAAAGGTAGTAGTTAGATTAAAAGAATAGGTAATTTGTAGATAAAGCGAAACAATTAATAATATTTGATCTTTGAAAATTGAATAGTACGGTATTTGAAAATATGTTACAATGTGGATAAAACAAATTGATTTGGAGCGTAGTTGTAGAATTATTCAACTTATGAAAGATATAAAACCACTCAATAAATAGTAATTTGTATTATATTACTTTATTGTGTCGTAATAAATAGAAAGGATGATGTCGTATGAATAGGAAATTATATAATATTTTAAACGTGATTGGAGGATACACGAGAAAATAATCCTCTAAATATTTTTTATTGGAGGAAAGAAAATGATTGAAATTCAATTACTTAGGCAGGAAAATATGAATAAAAATTCACTTGATGATTATTGTAGAACTCAAAGTGTAAGAAGAGTATACCAATTAATTGATGGAGAATATCAACTTATTGAAGATGAGGATATAATGGATTGGAGTTTGGAGAAAAAGCGTGCTATTGCCAAGGAACTTCTGAGTAATAAATATATTGCTTATGGTGCAATAGACGAAGGAAAAATAGTAGGCTTTATTTCTTTGGAAAGTCAGTTACGAGCAGAACGAATAGTGTTAGAGATGATGCAAGTTTCTCAGAGTTATCGTGGCCAAGGCTTAGGAAGAAAATTGTTTCAGATAGCCAAAATAAAGGCAAAGGAAATGGGAGCAAAACAATTATATATTTCAGCATGTTCGTCCGAAGAAACAATTGCTTTTTATAAAACTATGGGATGCAAAGTAACAGATAATCCAATTGTAAGTATTGCAAAATCAGAGCCAATGGACTTGCAGATGATTTATGATGTGGAGTGTTAATTTAATCATAGTTTGACAATAGACTATATTAGAATGACACTAAGCTGACAAATTCCAATTTGTAGAGTTTAGTAACATAATATTAATTTCAGCTTTATTGTAACTTTCATATATTATGAAAATTAAATATAAAGTAGATACCGTATTATTCAAAAGTGAATATGCGGTATTTTTTATTTCGCAATTCAATGAATTAAGGAGGTAGTTAAGAATGAATATAATTTTAGGCTTAGGAATAGGTGTAATTGGGGTTTTGGTTCTTATGGGACATATTACCCTAGAAAAGAAATTAAATAGCTTAGATAAGAAGATGGACAAGCAAAAAGACTATTGGAAAAGTGTTGATAAGTCTATAGAGATACAATGTAATCAAATTGCTAAGGAGATTGCAGAGAGAGGACAATTCAATGAGAAAGCTTTAGGTCAACTAGCGCAGAATGTTGAAGCAAATAGGATTAAGTTAGAAAAAACCATAAAGGGTGAATCAGCAAAGATTATGTTCACTCCATTGAAGATTAAATGTGAGTGCAAATAGTGTTAATAAAGTAGGAGGTATGATTTATGAACAAGGTCGTTTTAATAGGTCGCATGACTAAGGATCCAGAGCTAAAGTTTACACCAGGCACAGGAACTGCAGTAGCAACATTTACCCTAGCAGTAAACAGAAGATTTAAAAAAGAAGGACAACCAGAGGCTGATTTTATACCAATAGTAGTATGGGGGAAACAAGCTGAAAGTACTGCTAATTACATGAGTAAAGGTAAGCTTTTAAGTGTAGCGGGAAGAATTGAAACTAGGTCCTATGAAGCTAAAGATGGTGGCAGGAGATATGTTACTGAGGTTGTAGCTGATGAAGTAAGTTTCTTAGAATATGGGAATAAGAGTCAAGGACAGGGCACCAATGATTATACTCCAGTAGATGATGGAGAGGATATGCCATTCTAAATATTAAAAGAAATTAGGTGATAAATTGAAACTCAAAAGATTAAGCAATATAAAGTGGATAGGTGGAAAACATGGCAAAGAAGAGCTTTATATAGATTTAATGCCTAAGCATGATATATTTTGTGATTGTTTCTTTGGATCCGGAGCAGTTCCATTTTATAAAGAGACAGTAAAACCATCAAAGTTAACTATCGTAAATGACATAAATGATAGACTTGTAAATTATATGATGGTACTTAAAGATAATCCGGAACAACTATACAAAGAATGTTCTGCATTACCCTATAGTGAAAGCTTATATGAAAAGTGGAAATGGGAACCATGGCCAGAGGATAATATAGAATCAGCAGTTAGGTTTTATTACTTAATGAGGGTTTGCTTTGGAGGTGGAGGACATAAATACCGAAATGGAATTGGATTATCCAAAACTCAAAATAAGGCCAAGCAATTAATAAATGCAACAGAGCTTATACCTGGAATGGCAGAATTAATTAAAACGTGGAATATATTAAGTCGAGATTTTGAAGAAGTAATAAAATTCTATGATACAGAAGATACACTATTCTTCTTAGATCCACCATATCATTCACATGAGGATATGTACTTTGGCGGTTTTGAAGAGCAGGACCATATTAGGTTAAAAGAAAGACTAGATAAAATAAAAGGAAAAGCTATGGTTTGTTATTACAGCAGCCCACTAATTGATGATTTATACAAGGATTGGTATGTAGTTAAGTATAGTACGGCCAGTCAAATTAAAAATAGAGCTGCAGGTGATAAGATGCCAGTTAGAAATGAATTAATTTTAATGAATTATGAACCAATGGTTGAAGAACAATTAAAGATATTTTAGATGTTTAAGTTAGTTAATTTATTTTAAATAAATATTAAGGAGGATATGCATGGATAAAATGATTAATTTAGAAACCTTTGCAAATGGGGCACTAGCTGAAAGAATGAATCAAGGATTAAAGGAGGTGTTAGAAAATATTGCTGATAAGAATACAGATAGTAAACCTAAAAGAAAATTAACTTTAGACATGACATTTAGTACAGATGAAGAAAGAGAACTTACAGAAGTAACAATAACTGCAAAGGCAAAACTTGCGCCTAGAAGTGCAATAGCAACTAAGATAATTATTGATAAGGACCTTAACGGAGAAGTTTTAGGAACTGAGTTCAAGAAACAAGTTAAGGGGCAAACTTATATGAAGGTTGACAATGAAACTGGAGAAGTGTTCATGGGTGGAACAGATGAAGCACCGAAAGAAGTGATAAATGAAAATAATGAAAATGAATTAGCAGGCTTACAAATAGTAAAATAAATAAATTTTAGGAGGAATAAAAGATGATAAGTGAAGGATTAAAAGGAGCAATTGAATTACTAATTGAGGAAGGAGAAAGCAAGTATATCAAAGAGGAGATTAATGGAGCTACGTATACTAATAAGAACCTTACAAGAATTGAAGCACCAATATCAAGAGCATTAGAAACAACTACATTAACATCAATAGTAGACTACATCAAGGAGAATGTAGATAGTATTAAGGATGGCAACATAATAGTGCATGTTATGAGTTATGACAAGGTAAGTATCAAGAAAGAATTAAACGCAGACAAAAGAAGAGAATGTGTCATGGTAGCTGAGGCGTTAACACCAAGCATAGTAACAGATAGATTTATAGATCCAGAGAGATTTAATATCATGTTACAAAGTTCATTTATAGAAAATGAAGATAGAAACAAGTTGTTAAAAGTAAGTGGGAATATTAAAGAAGAGAATGTTAAATCTGTAGGTGATGATGGAGTAAGTCAAAGTGCAGCTATAAAGGTTGGAGTAGCAAGTGTAGCAGAAGTAGTTATTCCTAACCCAGTAATATTAGCACCATTCAGAACATTCCCTGAGGTAATTCAACCAGAGAGTAAGTTTATATTTAGAATGCAAACAGGTCCACAATGTGCACTTTATGAAGCAGATGGAGGAGCATGGAGAAATGTAGCTATGGAAAGCATAAAAGAATATCTAAAAGCTAGATTAGAAGGCTTAGATAATGTAAAGATAATCTCTTAGTCTAGGAATAAGGTCATGTGGGAGTACTGCTGCAAGGTGGTATTCTCATATGACAACCATATAATAATTAGTTGGAGGGGTATGGATGGAAAATAGTAATTTGAAAAAAGCAATTTTTGTATTACTTTATGACCAGTATGATATACCAGATATGGAGGAAAACGATAGTGATTTTGACTATGTTTATTACATCATAAGTGCATTGATTGAGAAAAATGAAAGCAGATGTCCTTTTAAATGTTATGACTGTATAGGCAAATGTAGTAGTAATCACATAGGTTGTGCAGAAGGGTTGAAATTTGATTGCAATAGGGAAATAGAAGAAGTGTGGAAAGAATTTATAAAAATAGATTAATTAATAAATCAACTAAATAACAAACTAACCAAGGGTGTAGGACAAGTATACATTGTTCTTTGAAAATTGAATAGTACGGAATTTAAGAGGATAATCAGATTTTGTGGAGAATAAAACTATAGTATAAAAAATTCAAAAGGATGTGTAATATGACAGAAAAAGAGCGTAAAATATTTAACAGCATAAATCAATTAAAAGTAGATTACCCCGTATTTTATAAAATGTTTAAATGGGTCAGTATATTTATTACATCAATTCCTATATTTATATGGTTTAGTTATAGAATGGGGCATCATCATGTACTTATACCTACAGATACTTCTGAAGGTGAATTATTAGCCTTTTATGGAACTATATTATCATTTATTAGTACACTTGGATTAGGAGCATTAGCCTTATGGCAAAATATAAAAGCAAATAATATAAATAATAGGTTAAGCCTAATTGAGAAGAAAAGATTTAAGCTTGAATTACAACCGTTTGTTGTTGTGACAGATTGGAGTCTAAAAAAAGAGAGTGTTTTTAATATTCTTGATAATAGTAGAACATTACGTTTTCAGATTAGTAACATAGATAAACAGGAAGCAAACTGTGCATTTTTGACATTGCACTTCACAAATACAAGTAATACATTTACTACGATAGATTATTTAACAGGTAGCGTCTATTATAATGATAAATTTGTAGAAAATTTAAGTAATGGTACTATCAATAAAACTAACACTACACTATATTTAGAAAGTGGTCAAAAAGGAGAAATGGAATTTTATTGCTCGTTCGAAAAATTCCTTGGATTTGATGGTAAAAAAGTGCAATTAAAATTCAACTTAAGAAACAAGTTTAATGATATATATAGAGAAACTATAGATATTTTCATTCCTACTATTTTTGAAGCTGATGATGATAAAGGGTGGGATGTTGTCTTAAATACACAAAATTATAAGATTGAGAGATTTAATAAGGAAACTAACCAATTTGAAGATGATTAAAATTAAATAATTTATCCTAAACTACCGTACTATTCAAATGAATATGCGGTATTTTTTTATTCAAATTTAATGAAAAAGGAAATAGGTTATGAAGTTAATAGATTTTTTAGAGAAATATATATTTGTTAGTAATGAAAAGGAGGAAGGTGATTAAGTGATTTTAGCAATAGATCCAGGGAATATTGAAAGTGGATATGTACTTTTAAATGATAAACTTAAACCTATTGAATGTGGTAAGTACGTAAATGAAAATGTAAGACAAGAACTGAGAAGAAATATAAAAAAGTATGGTCATGAGTTACACATAGCAATAGAAATGGTTGCATGCTATGGGATGGCAGTTGGGGCATCTGTATTTGATACTTGCATATGGATAGGTAGATTTAAAGAGATGGCAGAGCAGTACAATATGGATGTAACGTACATCTATAGGAAAGATGAAAAGATGAATTTATGTGGAAGCATGAAAGCTAAAGATAGTAATATAGTACAAGCTCTAATAGATAGATTTGCACCTAATACAAGTAACAAGGGTAAAGGTACTAAAAAAGAGCCAGGATGGTTCTATGGATTTAAAAAGGATATATGGCAGGCATACGCTGTTGGAGTGACATATTATGATATGTATCTTAAGGAGGAGTGATTTTTAACTTGAATAAAGAACTATTTAGAAAGACAGAAGGCGAGTTATATGGCTATTTCTATGATATAGAGGATTTAAAGAGAGTAAGAGCAGAAATAGTATCTCTTAATGTTGCTATAGAAAATTTAGATAGAAGAATTAGAGAATGTAATGTAAAGATAGATCCAGAGCAAAGTGGATGCATGCAAATTACTGAAAGAGTTCAAACTTCAACTAATTGTACAAGCTATGTTGAGAAAGAGATATCTAAAGCTATAGGAGATATGGAAAGAGAACAGGCACACAAGATAAGAAAGTTATTTAAGCTAGAATGTAGAGAGAGAAATCTTAGCTATAAGGTTGAGAACATGAGAAGAAATATAGAAATGCTTAAGCTAGAGTATAAGAAATTTTTAGAGCTAAAGTATAATCAGGTAAAGTATGATAGATTAGGCATGAGAGATATAGCATTAGAGTTAAATATGGGTAAGAACAAAGCTTATGAACTCAGAGAGAAATTAGTAAATGACATAGCAAGATTTAATAAAAATTTCGGGACAAAATAGGGACAAAGTAAGGACACATTGTGAGAAAAAGTTTAGTAAACTATTATTAAGGAAAGTTCTTATGGATTCCCTCTATAGAATAAATAATTACCCTGCAGATGAAAAGTCTGTGGGGTAATGTGGAGATATAACCCTAATGGTAAGGGAGCAACTTGCTAAGTTGTTAGTAATCGAGTAATCGGTGTGTAGGTTCAAGTCCTATTATCTCCGCCATTCCCCATAAACCCCAATAAAAAAGGCACTTATAGAAATATAGGTGTCTTTTATTGTAAAGTATTATAATATATTGTAAGATATTTGTAGGGGGAGGGGAATACAATGGGATCAGCAATTATATCTATAGTAACTGGGATTATAGTATTTATTATAACGTGGCCACTTAACAACTATTTAAGTAAAAAAACAAGTAAGAAAGAATATTTTGAAAGAGTTAATAATGCAAACAATAAGGTTATAGAAATATTAAAAGATTACATAATTTCATTTAATGAAATTTCCATAAACGTAATTGATCAAATTATTCTGGCTGAAAAGATAGAGTTCAATATAGACGATAATAATATGTATAATTTAATGAAGATTAAAGCAACGCTTACAAGAGATTTTATAGAAATTAGACTTATTCCAGATGACCAAAGGAAAAAGATATTAAAAATAATAGAAGATATACCTGATGATGAAACAAAGTTAGATATTAAAGAATTGAATGAAAATAGAATTAAGAAAAGTAATGACATAAAGATTTTAACTACAATGATG